CGCACCAGCAGTTGGATATCATATGGGGCAGGCAGCCGGTAGGAGTCTTTTCGCCCTCGGCGTTGGTATAGGTGGCCCTCTGCTGGAAGAAGGACTTGTGGTCGTTGTAGAACTTCTTGATTTCGGCGGAGGAAACGGTAACGGTGGAGTCGGGGGAGAACGGATAGGTTACGGTAACGTAGTCCACGTTTGCCGTGGCGTTATTCTGGGCGACCGCGTCGGCTTTCTCGAGCGCATTCTGATATGCGGACGCGGCAAAGAGGGTCCCGTACTTGGTATAGAACTGCTGGTTGTTGACGGTGTTCTGGAGATAGTTCCAGAATATCTGCAGACGGCCTGTCTCGTCGGAGGGAACCGCGTTCTGGACGAAATCGACTACATTCTGGGAATCGAACCCGTCCTGGGAGGAGAAGGACTGGAGGATGATCGGGGAAGGATTGCTTCCGGTCCTGCTTCACCTACAATATGATTTGCTCCGTTGACTGACGGTAGCAGCGTAGCCTGGCTGAATATACCGCCGGCAGCGTGCTGCGTTGCACCTCCGGTTACCGATACATTCGTTTCCACCTTCTTAGAAAAAATACTCTTGATGGAATTCCAAATGTTCTTCGCGGTATTGATGAGCGAGTCCTTCATCGCGTTAAGTCCGTCTTTGATACCGTTGAGTATATCTTTACCGATCTGTGACCAATCTGTATTTGCGAAGGCGTTTACGATCGCAATAATAATCTGCGGTATTGCTGCTATCAACTGAGGTATAGCCTGTATCAGACCGGCTATCAGCGCGACGATGAGCTCAATGCCGGATGTAATCAGCAGTGGTAAATTCTGTAAAATGCCGGCGATGAGCTCGCCGATGAGCGTTATTGCTGCCGATATAATCATATCCAGGTTGTTCATAATTCCGTTTACCAGTGCCCAGAGTAACTGGAAGCCTGCTGATAAAATAATCGGAAGGTTCTGCAGAACGCACATCACAAAGTAGTTGATTACCTGCATTACGCTTTGAATAATTTGAGGAAGTGCCTGTATTAGGCCTTGTAACAGAGCCATCAGAATTTGAATTCCTGCTTGTAATATCGCAGGAAGGTAAGCATTTATCGCTTCAAACAATCCGATACAGATTTCAGAAGCAATCTGTATCAGTTGCGGCAGTGCTTGAACGATGCCCTGCGCTATCGCCATAAGCAACTGCACGCCTGCATCTAAAAGAAGCGGCAACAGTTCAAGTGCTATATCTCCGAGCTGGCTGAGCATACTCATTATAGAGTCAATCATTGTCGGCAGTTCTGCTACAAGCGCATCTGCGAGCGCGAGTATAAGGTTGCCTGCTAATTCAAGCAGCATCGGAAGTGCAGTGCTCCAGCCTTGAATAAACTGCGAGAACAACATCACTGCGACATCGCCAATCTTGTCGGATGAATTATTCAGCCCAGCAATAAGGTTGGTTATGAGGTCCATCGCTGCATTAAGTATTTCCGGCGCCAGGTCCATAATGTAATCAATGATTTTTGAGAGGACGTTGCCTATCTCTCCGACCATTCCGGCAAGGCCGCCTTCTTCAAAGGCTGCACTTAAATCGCCGAGGCACTCCGTTCCGAGTTGAACGGCCTCACGGACGCCGCCGCCGATATTCTCGTATATTCCGATTCCGAGGTCAGAAAGTGCAGACTTGAATATTGCAATGTCGCCATCCAGGTTGTCCAACTGGGTAGCGTACATCTGGTCCGTTGCTCCAGCCGAGTCTTGAATTGTTGCCTGCAAGTTCGCAAATTCTTCGCCTGCACCCGACATCATCGCACGAGCGGCAGCAAGGTCTCTCTTGTTAAACATAGAGGCGAGGATGCTATCCTTCTCGGCATTAGTCATTCCTTCCATTGCGGTGTTCATGTCAGAGAATATGTCGTTCATGCTACGCATATTGCCCTGGGCATCATAAACACTAAGATGAAGGTCTTCCATTGCTTTGGCGGCCTTATCCGTAGGTGACTGCAACGATGTAATCATATTACGCAGTTTGGTACCGCCCTCAGAACCCTTGATACCGACATTCGCAAGAATACCGAGCGCCGCATTCAACTCTGACGTGCCTCCTGCAAGGTTAGAGGCCGTACCACCGACCGTTAGGATGGCTTCGCCGAGCTGTGACACGCTGGTATTTGTTTGCGTTGCTGTCTTGGCGAGCTGATCCGAGAAGGTAGAGAGGTTAGCCTCGTTCGCTTCAAGATTCAGCGCTGCCATTGCATCTGTTACCATGTCAGATGCGGCACCAAGTTCCATCGCGCCGGCGCCTGCAAGTTTCAAGGTATAAGGAAGGGCTGTAGCAGCCTCTTCTGCGCTATATCCAGCAAGAGCAAGGTAGTTCAGACCTTCTGCCGCCTCTGATGCAGAGAAAGCGGTGGACTTACCCATATCTCTGGCGGCCTTTTCAAGCGTTTCCATCGTTTTGAGCCCTTCTTCGCTCGTTTTGTCAACGCCCATTGTGGCATAAACTTGAGACATAGACGTTTCAAATTCTTTGCCGACCTTGACCGCGGCGCCGCCAATAGCCGCTACCGCTCCGGCTGCTATTCCAGTCGCTTTCAACGCAAGGCTGCCTATCTTTGCAATCTTTGAATTAACCGATGAGAAGGCTTTTCCGAGAGAACTATCAACCTTACCGGCTATTTTGATTGCAAGTTTCATTTCTTTACTTGAGCCTGCCATAGACCTCTTTGACCTCCTCAGTTAAATCAATTAATTCAAAAATAGACAGGTCTCGAAGCAAATACTCAAGGCCTGTCTTAATTGCTATTGATAATGACACCGCCAGGTAGCGAATGTCTTTGTCGTTCCACGAGGGGCTTATTCCTCGCCGTAGATAAAATTTGTTACAAGGTTTTTCAACTTCATTGAAGCCTTTGCCGGCAGCGCTTTGAACAATTCAATCGGCATGCCGGTGACCTGCGCCGCCATCATCTGTGCATATTCAAGTGACATCTCCTGAAGGAGAGGTGCACAGCCTGCGGCCGTTAACCTTCTGTTGACCTGAATCATATCTTCACCAGTAATGTTTTCCAGCGCTGACAGATCAATTTCGGTATAGGTTTCGCCTTCAAAAATGAAGGGTTTGTTGAATTTGAGAATTACCTCTACCGGTTCATCCTGCTCTTCTGATGCTGCATTTTCAACGAGTTCGAGGTTGTCGTCTTCGTTGGTTAAAATTTCATCTTTTGCCATAGTTCTTTCCTCCATAAAATTAAATCATTAAATCTGAGCCTTGATGTCGGCAAGCATATTTTTGCCGTCAATCTTGAATACATTGTTGTATTTGTCAAGCTCAAGCTTATTCTTCTTATTGATTTCAATAAGAATGTAGGTAATGCCGATAGTAACGGAAGGCTCACCGAGCCCGCCCTTCTTTGCTTTACCGGCAGTGAATTTTTTGAACGAGCCTTTCATAACGAATCTAAGCGGCACGAACTGCGTTCTGCCTGTAGATGAGTCTTTAACCTGAAGCGACTCGCGGATAACGAGGTGTACACCTTCTGTCGGCTTCATCAGTTTAAAGATATCGTTATAAAGGTTTGCGAACGGTACCTCCTGTTCAAGAGCGGAAGTGTGCCCTACTGCCACGACATCAATCTCTCCGAGTGTTCCGAGACCACTCAATGTCTCAGAAAGGAATTCAATATCGGGGAGTGTAACCTCGCCGGTTACGCCAACGAGTTTGTTGGAGTTGCCATCATAGCAGTTACAGTTGTTGATCATTTCAGGAATCTTCATCTGCTATATCCCTCCTTATTCGCTTTCGCCGCTGAGCGCAGCCTCAAGCATTGCCGGGCTGAATTCAAGCGTGTTTTCAATTACCTGAGACGGGGAGTACGGTGCAAAGTACTGATGGAATACCGTCATACCTTCGATAATCTTCTCAATTGGATTCTCATCGACATTGTACTCAATACGCATGCCTGCTACCGCTCCCTGGGCTGCGAGGCTGTTTCCTCTGATGTTCTCCTCATCAACGATGGATTCAATGAGCCTGTAATTCGTAGGATCGTCCACTCTGTTAAAATATGTGAGGATGAAGGAATTTGCCTGCCATGAGAACATTCTGCGACAGTTAATCCATCTATCCTTCGGATCGGTGTTGCCCGGATAGCAAGCAGTGTTGTCGCCCCATGACCTCCAACCATTAAAATTAAGCGCGGTTACTACACCTGCGCCGTTCAGAACATTCGCCTGCGGCTGGTCAAGGATGACCTCTGTTCCGTCTGCAAGAACCGAGCCGGAGATTCCAAGGAGTTTATTGGAAGGAGAGTGGCTCGGGACATCGTCGTTGTTAGCATCCGTGTAAGCGATTAACGCCGCGAGCGCTGCAGAGAAGTACATCTGCTTCGTTCCATACAGAACCTTCGGCCATGCGAGAACTGCGTGCTTGCTGTTATAGCCGTAGGTATCCTTGATGGTTTTCACATCGGTGTATTTAGTCGCTGTTCCTGCCGTGGTCGGAATATCGAGTACGCATTCACAAGTGAAGTTATCGTTGATTTCAACGCACTTCGCCTGGATAGCTGCACCGACAGTCGCAATGTGAGACCAGCCTGGAGCAAGAATAAGACCGGGAGTATAACCGAGTGTCGGGAATACCTGTCTGATAACCTCAAGACCTTTCTCGGCTCCGGTGCTACCATTAATGCCGCCAATGATGTCATTAGCAGTTACCGCCGTTGGATCAATTTTGTTACCATTAATAGTTAATGCCGTTTCTTCACCAAGTGCGGTTACACCTGCAGCAGTAAGTGTTACAACTGCGTATCCATCATCGTCGAACGAAGTAGTGTAATGCTCGCCTTTCGTGAGTGTTGTGTTGTCAACCTTAACCACGAGCGATGCAAGAAGTAAACCTTCAACATTAACAGTTGCCTGTCCGCCCCTAACTGTATAGTCTGCCGCCGCCACCGCTGTTTTATGGGTGGAAGGATCCAGAACGTTGACAAGGACAATCGGCGCAACGTTAAAAAGTTTGAAAGAGGCATCAATACTCTGCATGAGAGTGAATTTTTCATAGTCATCGCTGTAACCGACTGCTGCTACTGCCTCGGCGTAGTTGTTAACAAGAATGGGCTTGTTAACAACAGCAGAAGGATCTTCAACGAGATTGATTGGTGCTGTACCAAAGATAACCTGCAAACCTGCTGTTCCGAGAACCGGAGCAGCAATGCTGGTTTCTTTCTCTTCGATATACACGCCGTGCTTATATGCCATTTGCTTTTTCCTCCTATTTATTTTTTATAAATTGCTGAACCTTGCGATAAAAAATAGAGACTGCGCCTTTTCCAGTGTCAATCTCATTTCTCGCTTTTGATACCTCCGCTATCGGGAGTATCAGTTCCTGAATGGAAGGACACTCCTCAATTTTGCTTTTCACATAATCGGGCAGCTTGCCTTCCTGGAATATTGTTGAAGTAGGAAGCAACCCTGCAATTGTAGGGCCGACATACATAGTCGGTTCGGGTGTTCCTACCGCTTTCGTTTTTTTACTCATGCGTACTCATCCTCTCTGAAAATTGTCGGAAGAATGAAGGATAACTCAATACCTCCAAAATGGTAAGGATAGGTATCTTCGTCTGACAATGTCCACTCAATGTCGCCTGTGCGCGTGTACTCGTCCATATTCGGCTGCTTTTGGAAACGTTCAATGACTTTGTCTATGACTTGCAGAATGTCGGTGTTTGACGGGTAGTCTTCGTTATTTTCGTATGTTCCGATGATGATGAGTGCTCTGGCAGTTGTAAACAGATAGTTATCATCCGGTACCTTGCCTGCTGAGACTCTGGCTACCATATACGGAATAAAAGTCGGATCCTCGTCCGTCTTTGGAATCGGAGCTGCATCTTCAAAGAAATGAAAAGGCGTAGGTTCTCCGTCCTCTCCCTTCATCCTGTAATCCTTGAACATTCTTTCAAGTTCCGCTTTAAGCGTTTGTTGTAAGTGCTTATTTGTCATTATTCGTATCCCTCTAATACTTTCTTGATGTGTGATTCAATGTACTGCATCAGTTTCTTCTCAATTTCGGGTTCTACTATTCCGTATACCTCTTTCTCGTTTCCTATCATGACAGGAATTGAGTTTGAGAATAATTCTTTAATGGGCAGGCGCTCCGGACCGCGCCTCTGGGCTATTGCAACATGCCCGGAAGCAAATGCGGTTACGAAGGCTTTTATGCCGCCTTTCTCCAACGCTTTCAGACCACCGCTCAGTTTAACCTGGGCTTTGGTGGTCTTTTTGCCTGCGGAGTACTTGTATTCTGCAAGTCTCATCGGCTCGCCTTCTGACTTGATAGTCGCTTCTAAGTTTGAATACCGAGCGTTTTCGATTTTCATATTCTTGTTGAAGCGACCAGCCTTGACCGTATAGGTCTTTCTCGCTACCGTGGCTAACTCACGGCGCGCCCATTTTGCAGTATCGTTGATTGACTTGCACATGACCTTCGGTGCTTTCGCTTTGAATTGACCGAGCCTGCGTTCGATATAATCGTATTTGTCATCTACGGTTACTACCACCACTGGTTATCGCCTCCAAAGTGATTGCGTGGATACCGTCCTCGCTCACTGCATCGTGAACGCGGTAGGTCTTTCCATCAAGTGTTATCGTCCTACCGATTGTAGGCAGCGGACCGAAGTTTGCCTCCGATACATAAACGAGCAAGTGCCGCTTGTATGTTCCGCTGCCATAGCCCACATATTTGATTTCTCTCTCGCCGGCTTCGTTCTCATCAATGAGTGCCGGCATAGATTTTCCGTCAATGGTGTGGTTATCGGCGAATTCGTCAATGTTCAGGAAGACATTGGATATATCCTTCTGCACAGCTTCCTTGAACTTACTCAACGATTTTCTTCTTCCTTGTTTGCTTCTTTGCAGGAGGCTTCTTCCTTGCCTCTGTAACAGGAACCCTGCCGGTCAGTGTTATCTCCGATTCTGCGTTGATAACGTTTACACCTTCATCGCCCAGCTGTGCAGTCATGGGCTTTGCTTTCAGTGCACGTTCCGGCTGCTCCTCTACCCAAGCGGCAGCGCCGCTCTTTACCCACTCATCGGATAGTTCAGTGGCAACAATCGGCAACTCGTTGCCTGGGTAATAGAGCCCATTTCCGTATGAAATTCTCTTTAATGCAACAAGTTTGGTTTTATCCGCCATCTCTGTTCCTCCTTTATAACCATAATTCAGCGATTGTGGTTATTATTTGTTCAGTTTAACAAGGATAGTTTCTGCGCCTGCTGCGGATGCTTCGGCAGCGTAACCTGCGAGGGTGTTACCTGAAGCAGTTGTAGTAATGCCGTCAGAAGCATTCCAGTAAACCGCTGCACCCATTGCGATAGCCGTTGAGTCCTTCTTCGGCATCTGGAAGACGCCTTCAACATGAACGGAACCGGTCTCGCCGGGTTCAATGTCGGTTCCTGCAATACCGATGAGGCTACCGATTACGAGAACGGTGTTTGCCTCAACGGTAGCGCCGGTACCATTGGTGTAATCAAGGGACTGGCCCTTCTGCCAATATGTAGCTTTCATAGCTTTATTCCTCCTTATTTATTATCAATTAAAGCGTTGCGCCATCGTTCTTATAAAGGCCACGATAATCACGAACTGCAATACCCCAATCCATGTAGATATCCCATAAGAAGCCAAGCGTGCCGGGAACCTCTGCTCTG